ATGCTGAAAGTTTGGCAGATATGGAAGTATTCGTTAGGGAGTTTTAGTGATGATAAAACAAAACCTTATGACAATTATGTTGCTATCATTCGCAGTATCATATTTGTCAGTCTGCTCACTACTAATATGGTTATTGTTTCTGGAGTAATTAGACATTGGAATGATGTACCAAGTGAACTATCTAAAACCAAAGAAAAAGGGATTCGCAAAACATTCTGCAAACTTCCTTAAGATTGAAGACGCAGTATTTTGGGAAGAACATGTAAAGAAAAATCTGAAAGCAGTGGACACTCAGATAACTGTCCACTAATCTCCCACAGACCACCAAAACCGTGTATATTAATTGAGTGGAGGGGAACAGGACACCCATTCATCGCTCCTAAGTGAGTCAGTTGGCAACTCTACTGCTGATGATAAACTCCACACACATCACACAAACAACAACACAAATGGACGATTTTTGGACTGAGATTCAGGACATGCCGGGAGAAATCTTCGACATCACTGAACTCGAAGAAAATGACTCGAAGATGAACATCCAACTTGACGAATTCTCCAACACCGATTACACTGTTTGATATGAACTTTCCCACCTCGACTGTCAACGTGCTCTCGCATCTCAATGAACTTCGTGATACCTGGAGATCACAAAATTTCACTTACACTAAGGATCAACAGACTCAATATGATATGTTGATGCAAGCACGCCGAGAACGTGTTGCATGGTTTTATGAGACTGATCGCGTTCAGAAAGGTCCGAAAGTAGCAAAGAAAGTGGAAGAAGTGAAAGACGACGCAGACGACTGAACAAGTGGCACAGAGGGTCTCCTAGTGGGGTCTCTGTGCGTTATAGTATTGGTATCAACGGAACACGAATGACCCTCACCCTCCGCCCACATCAGAAACGCATTCTTAACAGTATGCTTGCCTATGATAAGGGTCAAGTTATTGTGCCTACAGGTGGTGGCAAAACTATCTGTATGATTCAGGATGTTGTGGAGAATTGTAAGTACATTGACAATGGAATGACGACGGTTGTTGTTGCTCCACGTATTCTGTTGGCAGAACAACTGTGCAGTGAATTTCTTGAGTTGATTGATACAACTCACACACATGTGATGCACGTTCATAGTGGTGAAACAGACCACTATTCTACAACCAATGCAGAAAACATTCATGTATTCACTAACACTGCTCGCGCAGAAGGTGAGAATGTTATCATCTTCACCTCCTACAACTCCTTGCATCGTATTGTGGAGGCAGACATTGAGGTTGACAACATTTATTTTGATGAAGCACACAATAGTGTAAAGAAGAACTTCTTTCCTGCGACTGAGTTCTTTGCTAATGAAGCAAATCGTTGCTATTTCTTCACTGCAACACCTAAACATTCTCTTGCTGCCACTAAACCAGGCATGAATTGGTCTGTTTACGGTCAGGTTCTGTGCAATGTACCTGCTCCTGAGTTGGTTGAACAGGGATACATTCTCCCTCCTAAAGTTGTAGTCAAGCAATTGCCTATGATCAAAGGTCGTAAGGTGATGTTTGCTGATGATTGTGACAATCTTCTTGAGACTATCGATGACAACAGCATCGACAAGACTTTGATCTGTGCTCGCACAACAAAGCAAATCATCAATCTTCTCACTCATTCAGATTTCTGTGCTGAGTTGTATCAACGCGGATACTCTTGGATGACGATTACCTCCAAGACAGGTGCAATCATCGACGGTAAGAAAGTCAATCGCGATGTATTCTTTGACACGTTGAATACTTGGGGCAAGGACAAGAGTAAGAAATTTGTTGTTCTTCACCACTCTATTCTGTCTGAGGGTATCAACGTGAGTGGACTTGAGGCAGTTATCTTCATGCGTAGCATGGACTATATTTCAATCTCACAGTCTATCGGTCGTGTGATACGTTTGGGTGGAAGTGAGAAGACGTTTGGTTTAGTCTGCATCCCAACTTATGATCGAGTGGGTATCAGCACTGCCAAGAAAGTTCAGGCAGTTGTTGATGTTGTGTTTAATCAAGGTAAACCCGCGATCAGTGAAATCAGGAGTTAGTGTGCCAGTTGATTGAAGTGTCCACTATCCCCCCACAGGGGACCAAAATCGTGTATTATTAAAGAGTCAAAGGAACCCACCCACCATGTTTGTTACTGAAGACCTGAAATCTGCTGTTGCTGAGGCACAGCAATTTGAACAAAATGAAGTTTATACTAAATCAATGTGTTTGAAATCCACCAAAGGTGGTGTAGGTGTGAAAACATTTGAGAAAGCACTTGAGAACGCTAAAAAATACATGACTGAGGAGGATATTGCCTTCTATCGTGAGTTCTTTGCCAAGTATTCTGCTCCTAAGTGTGTACTTCCTAAGGGTCATTCTGGTCCCTGTTCATGTTCTTATGGTAAGTTCTTCGCTGATAAGTTTGCCAAGAAGATTAAAGACTGTGATACCACACCTGGCGATGATGATATTCTCTTCAAGAATCGCGCACGTCGCATCTTTCCGCTGCAAGTAAACAAGAAGCAATATACTGTTCTGAACGATCTGCATAAGTGGAAAGCATCTAACATCAAAATGAAAGCAGGCATCCCCACTGAATTTGGGGGCACTAATTTCACCATTGCCACTGCACATTTCGACTTTGCTGCTATCCTGCTGCTGCAAAAGGGGATTGAGCATAAACTTCCTGAAGATATTCAGTTTGCTTTGTTGGAGCGTGCTCAACAAATTGTGGAGGAGTTTAATGCACAAGGCATTGATATTGTTGATGAGAATGGACAACTTATCTGTCCCGTGTTAGGATGTACTATTGAACCCGAATGGTACGAGACTGATGATAAGAACCCTAATCAAGTTCAGTTCGGTCACGTTGAACCAATTCGCTCTGATAAGTATATGACACGCGGCGGCAATGTTGTACCTATCACGCGCAACGGCAATCTGATGCAATCCGACAAATCTATTCTTCAAACTTATGCAGACCAAGAAGCAGCAGTTCAACGTCGTCAAGCAAGGAGATTGTCTTTCTGAGTTACAAAAATTAGAGGATAAGTGTGCTGATCTGATTCTCATTGATCCTCCCTATAATATCGGGAAGGATGAATGGGATGACTTTGGAATCACCAAGAAAGGGTATCAACCTAAACCCTATTCTGGTGATTCTTATTATGACTGGATGGAAGAAGTTTTCATCCAGTTGAATCGTGTGATGAAAGATTCTGGTTCTTTCTGGTTCTTTCATAACGATTTTATGATGATGGCAGAACTCAACCGACGCATCACATCCACCACTGATTTAGAATATAAGAACTTTATTGTGTGGAATAAATTGTTCTCTGGATGCAAACAAGAAGGATTCTTGAATGGATTCGTGCAGGTAGAAGGACTCAACAATTTCCAGAAGATGGCAGAGTATATGCTGTTCTATACTAGGAAAGATCTGCACCTTAAGTTGAGAGAACGTAGACTTGAGAGAGGTATCAAGTCCCTGGATATTAGCAGGGAGATACTTAGCAAGAATGGAAATGTAACAGGTTGGTATAGTAACATAGAGACAGGAAAGAACTATCCTACAAGTGAAACAATCAAACCAATCACAAAGCATTTGGGTTTGACTATGAATGATCTTGTACCCAAGTTTTATAATCAACGGACACATCATTCAGTATGGCAATACGACTTCGATTCTAAGAAAATGGGACATTTAACGCCCAAACCTATCGAATTGTTATCAACTATTATAAAACACACCACCGAACCGGGGGATTTGGTACTAGACTGCTTTGGCGGCAGCGGAAGTACAGCAATTTCGGCAATTAACACACAGCGCGACTATTTGTTGATTGAAAGAGAACAAAAGTACGTGGATATTGCTCTTGAGCGTATAAAGAACCATGTGCCACCCGCCGAACCGTCCACAATCGCTTGCAATCCGCTTGAATCTGCCCTATCTTAAGGACATGAAAAACACACACCTCGAACACCCTGAAGATTCTATTCTGACGGGTGATCTTTCTGTCTTGGATTGGTTCCTTACTGAGTGTGATCTTTCCGTGAAAATTGATGGTGCTCCTGCTATTGTGTGGGGCACTAATCCTGCCACCGGCAATTTCTTTGTCGGTACTAAATCTGTATTCAACAAAAAACTAATCAAGATCAATGAAACGCATGATGACATTGATCGCAATCACTCTGGGGTTGTTGCTAACATACTACACCATTGTTTTGATTGCCTTCCTTCTTTCGACGGGATTGTTCAAGGTGATTTTATTGGGTTTGGTGGTGATGATACTTTTTGCCCCAATACGATTACTTATTTCTTTGATGAAGTAATCGACCAGAACATTGTCATCGCACCACATACTTTGTATGCGACTGATGATGAAATGAAGGATGCCTATGTTATCAATGACATGGTAGATATGGAAGTCTTCGATGATACTGAGACTTGTAAGTTTGTGCAACCCCGTGCATGGCAGATTGATGAAGATTTCTCTGAGATTGTTGGTTTCGCACGACAAATGTCTCAGTTGGTAACTTTTGCTGACAAGAAAGATGCAGCAGAACTCAAAGTAGCACTGAACAAGTGTATTCGCGAAGGTCGTGAAGTTGTGCCAGAAACATTCAACAACTCTCGTTTGATTAGTTACTGGTTTCTCATCAAATCTATCAAAGAGGATATGCTTTTCCTTTGCCGTAATAACGGTCCTAAAGCATACATGGGCAATCGTCAATGTCGTGGTGAGGGTTATGTTGGTATCAATCAATATGGCATGTTCAAGTTAGTCAATCGTGAGCAATTCTCATATGCAAACTTCAACAATGGGAGATTCGCAAATGTCTCATGAATATGATTTAACAGAACAATCTGATCTTGACATGTTAGATGAGGTTGATGGTGAGTATTACAATTGGGATCAGAATCATAGTGGTTATTTGTGGTTGACTGATGAATGTGTGGATAAGTATGGATTAGTGAGGGGCATGGATGTTGAACCTATTGACTGGGAGAATTCTTATAAAGATGATGATTACTATGATGAATACAAAGAGAGAGGATTGAAGTGGGATCTTTACATTCAACAGTATGCCTCAGTGCATGATAAGGATGGAAAGTATCTTCGTGATTGTACATATGAAGACTGGGAAGTATGTAAGGTAAATGGTATCAAAGAAGAAATGTTATCAGATGAAGGTTGTGAGGTTATGGGATGGTGTGATGGTTAAATGTTAATTAGTGTTTTTTCCATATCGGCATCTGCGGGGATGACGTAACACCCATTCCCGATAGAATTATGGAAAAAACAGG